CTACTTCTGGTAGTGCATTCGCAAATACATTAACTTATATAGCTAACTAATGAGTATTTATACATTAAATTTAATTCCTAAACCTTCTAGCATAGGTATTAATTGATAGTTTAAAACATTCTCTATAAAGTGTTCATCGTTTTCTCCATATTGTTGTAATATACGTTCATGCACTTCAGCACTACCTACAAATGATTTTTCAGCAGTAGTTCCAGTTTGCCCTAGTATTAACTTAGCTATCTCACTGTTACATCGTTCAATCATCATATCAAATACCATATAAGCATCTGATTTATTACTTTCAATTAATTCAATAATATCGCTAGTATCAAAACGTCCCCATGCAGCTACGCCCATATTTTTGAGCATATTATCCATGTTATCAGTAGTTTTTTTATCTCTACTTGATGTTTTACCGATACGGATAGGTGAACCGAATATTTCTTGATGTTGAGCCCATGCTGATAATGCGTTTTTCTTCCAAATAACTAAAGGCGCTACTTTATTAAGTAATCCTAAATCTCTTGGTTTGCCTACGCCTATACAAAATTCATTAAATGGTGCTTCTTTGTAATTAATACCAACTGTATCACCCCAATTTTTAGTAACTATACTAAACTCTGGCTTAACAAATTGACGAGGTACTAAATTAACTTCATTAAAATTATCATTAACTAAACTATCAAATTGAATTAATGAATAACCCCAAAACATACTATCTAAAGACAAATCTAAGAAATCCCTAAACCATTGGCTTTCTAGCATTTCTGTTAATTGTTCATTCTCAGACTTATCTTTGTTAATAACGCAAAAGTTACGAGATAATGTTAAGTTTTTTCTTTGTTGAATACAAGCTGATGTATGAGCATCTAAAACAACATCATTATAAGTTTGTAATAACCAGTATCTTTGTGGGTTGTTTACATTTTCAGCAGCAGTTAAAGCAGTACGCCATTTACCAATATCTTGTGATATACGATAAATTTGAGCTTGTATCGGTGCAATATGTGAACGTGTATCTACTTCTTTAGGTAGCGCTTTTGAAGCATTATCTATTTGAGTAAATGGTATATGTATTCCAAATATATTCATTAATAATAATTTACTGGTGCTATACTAGAACCGTTACTGTTTCCCCAATTAATTGAATTACCTTGTTCCGGTAACACTTCTGGACTATCTAAATATATTTTACCTCCAGCTACATTTTTAAGCCATCCAATAGCACCACCTCTTTGTTGAGGTTCATTACCATCAAAACGCTCTTTTCGTAAATCTGGAACGTTACGAGGGTTAATACGACAATGTAAATTATACAAAGTAATATCAAGTAAATACTGTACTACTTCTTGATTACGATTATCTCCTAAAGTCCATTTAGTTGCATCTGTTGGATAAATATTTGTAACCGAATACTCTGATTCAGATGTCCAATAAGATATATTTGTTGGTAAAATACCAGTGAGTGGTTGTCGACATGTATAAGTGTAGTTATTATACCAAACCACATCATTTGTAGCATAAGTAGCTGTAATATCAAACTCTGGATTAGGTAAAGTTACATAATAAAGTAATTTATCGGCGCATAATAAAGTCCATTCAGCAGCATTAAAAGCGTGTGCAACACTACCAGCAATAGATTTATAAATATTACTATTATAAACTACTCTTTGATCTATTGTATAAACAGTAGAAGCACTAAAAGCACTTTCTGTATATTCTACTAAATTAGTTCCTTTGTAAGTTGCTGATAAGCTAAAAGTAGATAGATTGGCAAATATACGGTTAACTTGATAACGCTGTTTTAAATGCCCTATCATAGTAAGTTGAGCAGCTTGTTCTACATCTAGTAAAAGATTGTAGTTAGAGCCAACAACTTGATCTAAGTTATCGCTTTGAATTGCTCTATCATAGTCTTGTAATCGTAATAACCTAGCCATACAACAAAAATATATCTAAAATGTTATATTTTTAGTTGATTGTTACAAAATGTTACATTCTATTTCTATCACTAATATAATTACCACCAAAAGACCTACCATGTACAATATCACCATGTTGATAACGGCTAAACTCATCGCTAAAAGCCTCACAAATAAAGTAATCCATATTATCACTAAAATGGTGGTACTTTTGGCTTTTTACTCCATTCTCATCTTTAGCGGTTTCTTTATGTTTAGTTCCATCACTTGCTTCTTTACCAAACATTAAATCGTTCTTTAAATAAACTGACTTTTCAAATATGTAAATACTTAATCCATCAAAAGAACCATCAAAACAGCTATTAATAAAATCACCTCTAGTTTTAACTGGAGGGTGTGAGTTAGCTATTCTAAAAGTAGGTTTAAATTTATCAAGCTCCTGAGCTATAATACTATACTCATTCCATCCCTTTTCTGTTTTAGTATCTTCTTTTTTACCACTTGGATCACCATAAACAAATAAACCTCCAATGTGTGTATTGTAACGTCTAACAAACTCCCAACAAGTATCTTTAGTTCTATTATTAGGTGTTTTCATTGCTATTTCATCTATTAAATAAGCTGATTTACCGTTAATTTGCCAAATAGACAAACTCATATAAGGGTTAATATTAAAGTCAAAAGAGATATGTAAAGGTAAATTAGGATCATAACTCCAGTTTAATGTGTTTCTACCAACACTAAATGATTTATAAAATAACCCTCCAAATATTCTATTTCCCCATGAACCATTACAATATACTTGCCAGTAGTAAGGGTTTTTTAGTTTTAAATCCATTAAGAACGCTATAAATTCATTAGGTATCCATCTATTGTCTTTGTAAGTACTATGGTGTACTGTATAGGTTAAATTAACAGTTGTATCTTCATTAATTTTTAATGGTGTTACATCACTAAATGTTTCATCTACTGGTTTATTTTCAAAAAATCGTTTCCAAAACCAATGGTCTTGATAGTTTCCTTCAACTTCTGGATTTATAGTAAATATTTCTTGTAAGTAATCAGCTTTAGTAGTTCTTATACCAGTAGTAACTGTTATAAAATCGTTTTCACTAGGTACATCTTCCTCCCACCATGCACCAGTAGGATCTTTAATTGACTTTAATTTTTGCGTATCATCACAACCCCGAGCTAAAAACGAGTTACCATTTATACAATGTATCTCTAATGGCTGTATCTTAAATTCAAATAAATCTTGTAATCCTAAATCGTAAATAATATCTTTAATGGTTTGATAAGAACTATCTTTAATAGTTCCATAAACATTACGAATTAAAATATATCTAAAGTAACTTTCATTTAAACAACGATAAATAAGTTTCTTAGCAGTAGCATCTGATTTACTTGATCCACGTCCACCTTTACAAATGATATAACGGTCTTTATTATCAATTAACGGTACAAATGTATCGTTTATAATTTCATTCCATTCGCACCATTCTACTTTATACATCTCTTTTACTTGGAGGCACAACAGTAATGATTTTGCCCTCAACTTTAGCTGTAATTTCTGCTGGTATTAGTTTACTTGCTATCTTGTAAAACTCCGTCGGTTCTTCTTTAGCCCAACTAAGCATATTAGCTTTTGGGTCTTCCTGCAACTTATTAAAAACGTCTAAGACACATTCTTTTACGGTAACTGTTAGTTTATTTTGACTTCCCTCTTTACGTCCTGCATTTTCAGGTCTAGGATCACCTTTCTTAAAAGCCATGTTATTAAATGTTGTTTTAACACGCAAATATACTAAAATTTTAATTAAAATGGATCAACTTTATTACTTAAAACAATTAAGTCATTTTTTTTGTTAAGAAAATCATTATTTTGTTGAACTTCTTTAGGCTCATTATAAGTTAACCAATTATCGTTATTAGGAGTTCCTTTGTAATAGCGCCCATTTATAAAGTCCCATCCTAAAACAACTAATCCAACCTTGCCCCAATGTTTAAACTTAACTTTTTGAATATGGATTTCGGTTTGCCCAGTTTCATAATCTCGATATACAGTTAATCCGTTTGCTGTTTTATTATAAAAATTAGCACTTCCTGAAATAGAATAAAGGTTTGGTACTTCATATTTTCCAGTTGATTTATCCTTTTGAATCTTAGTTGGATGGGCTACTAAAAAGCAATGCACTTTATTTATTTCACAAAACCTAGTAATTTTATCTAACTGCTCACTAATGTATTTAGTTTCATTCGTAGCATATTTGTGATCCAATTTATTCCACGCATCAATAACAAATGCTTTAACTCCTTTTTTTCTAACTAATTGCCGAACTGAATCTAAAATATTTTCCAATCCAAAATCATTTTCAGGATTAATGAAATAAAAGTTTTTAGCGTGATAATCAATCATTTCTTTTAAATCTAAAGGACTTAAACGATTAGGCCCTTCAAAAGGTTTTCCTGTTATTTTTTCAGCAAATTTACTAAAGTGCAATTCAAGTGGATGATTTTCAGGACTATAAAGCGCTATTTTCCAGTCATGAGAAATATTTAAACGGCACAATAAAAAGTCTAAAAACTCTGATTTACCATGTCCAGGTATTCCAGTAATTGTTGTTAAATATCCTTCTTGAAAACGAATATGCATGTCTATTTCGCTCATTCCGATACCGCACCCATTAGGCAGTCCATTGTTATAATAATTATAAATATCTGTTTCAATATCAATAGCATTAAAAACGCCTACAATTGGGAACTCTTTAGCCTCATTAATGCAGTCCTGAGTTAATTTAATTCCGTACTTAATCAAACAATCATTAGCGTCTTTACAATCTTTAAAAGTAGCCTTACTGCAATTTTCAAAGCCTAATCGTCTAGCTAATTCTTGCTGTAAATTCATGCCTGCCTTATCATTATCTAAAGCCAAAATAAATTTTGTGTTTTCGCTAAAAAAATCAATGCAGTTATCTAAATAGTCAAAATTAATTTTTCCTAATCCTGCGCCATTAGGTACTGAAATGACGTTTTTAAAACCACATTCATAAAGAGCTAAACAGTCCATCTCACCTTCAACTATGATGATAGTCTCAAAATCAATAGTACAATCTAAGTTATAAAAGATCAATTCAGCGTCTTTAAAAAGTTTAAAGTCTTTGTTTTTACCTCTAAATTTAACATTAATCAGTTCCCCGTTACGAAAATAATTGAAATTTATCGTTGGAATTTCAGCCTTAGCTTTAGGCATCCACTCTAAACTTTCAGTAACCCCAACCTCTAATAGCGTTTTTTCACTGATTAGACGCGATCTAAAGAACTTTAAACAGTTTTCCGTATACTTACTAGGCTTAATAAATTTAGGTCGCTTAAAATCAATATATGGCGTTTTTTTATCAAAGTCCTTTTTTTCAACCAAAACCATTTGGCAATGATTGCACCTTCCGGCTCCTTTTATTAAATTAAAACTGAAACACTTTTCTGTTTTCTTTTTTCTACTTTCCGAACATTCAGGGCAAGTCATTTGGTTTTCTCCATTCTTTTGAACATCGATAACATATTCTTTTCTATCCGCTAGGTTTATTACTTTTAAATCAGCCATTACATTACAAATTTAGGTTCGTTACTTTGTGTTTTGTTTTCTGGCTTAAACCAAACGGCTTGCGCTTTTTGTTTCCAGTTTTTCACTTCGTTACCTTTTGAGTCTTTCCAATCTGCTACCGAATAATAATGAAAAAACTTTTTTGCTGCACTTTCAGAATATCCATTTTCAATGAAGTAAAATATTATATCTTCTTCTTTCCTTTCCTTTTCTTTTCTTTTCTTTTCTTTCCTTTCCTTTTCTTTGCTAAAATTCGCTTGCGTTTCGCTTAGCGGTCGCTTAGCGGTCGCTTTATTTCGCTTAGCGATCGCTCCCTTCTTGCCATTCTCACTATTGATTTTAGATACGTGACCTGCATCAATTAACTGCTCGTCTAAGAATTTTATACTAATAAAACCATTATTTATTGTAAAAAATCTATCAGTTAAATTATTAATTATTTCTGTTTTATATCTTTTATTTATGTCTTCAATAGATAATTTTCCGTCTCTTTGCCAATACAATGCACAAATATTTATAAATAAGCCTTGCGTACTAAAATCTTCATAAACAATATCGCCTGTCAACCAATCTGTTGCTAAAAATTTAAAATATGGGAAATTTTTTGCCATAATTATTTAAAATAAAAAACCGAGAGCCGCCGGGAATCAAGTCCCTTTGGCTATCGG